GAGGAGAAGGAAGAGGGTGGATGGCACTTTCAATTTATAGTCCTGATAATCTTGCAAGTTTATTGGAAGATAAAGAGGTCTTAACAAGAGAACAGAAAATTGCATTTGCAAGAAAACAAATGCAACAATCTGTAAATTAACAGTTGACAATTATGGGACTATCATATAGGATAGTCCCATAACAGAAAGAGGAAAGCATGGAAAACAATAAAACATTTTATATAGTTTATTATTCTAATAAAGATAAGAAACATATAACAAGACGTGGCAAGCATGACGAAAAAAGCAGATACGGAACATCTAAAAAAGGCGTTCCATATTATGTTTATTATGACCTAGACGCACATGGTTATAGAACGGCAACAACAAGTTGGAAAGTGAGGATATAATGGCTGACTATAATTGGTGCCATGGTCCATTGTGCCATACTTCAAAAACACAAGATAGAATAAGAGGGGTCAAAGGGTCAAAGGTTTTGAGGACTAGAAAGATCGCTCAAAATAATTGGAACAAGAATACAGTTTGGAGTTCTTTTTGTAGCCAAGGTTGTTGGAACGATTTTATGAATGAGCATTGGGAAGAATTCATAGCACTATATCCAAGGACCGAGTGCCTTGAAACTCCAATAGAAATTGGAACATTTACAAGAACCGATTATTTCGGCAATCCATATACAACAAAAGAAATAAAAGAGGTTGACAATAGTGAGCAAGTAGGATAATCTAGGACCATGGAAACACAGAAAGAAAGAACAGAAGAAAGACGTAACAGATTTAATGGTGAGTCTGTTATGTTAACTAAACAAGAAGCTAGAATTCATGATGAAATATTTATTCATGAAGTACAAGCTACTCTAGAGGACAGAAAGCTAGGCACAGGTGGCAGTAAACATTGGCAGCATATGCGAGATAAGTTGTCATGGTTTATGAAACATAATGCCAAGGCATACATGGTCTTGCTAGACTAATCACGAACCCTGGCGCTAACGCGCCAGGGGTCCCAACCAAATCCAAAAATCCAAACATTAATTAGACCCGACCCCCCTTTTTGCAAAAAAGGGGTCCCACTACTCTAGGTTGTATTGCTTAATTTACACATTCATGTATACTGAAAACATATTGGTACCATGGACTTGAATAAGGTAAATATAGAAAAATTACCTGCAGATGTCAGGAAGACCTTCAAAAAACTTCAAGTCATGCACGCTGAAAAGCAGATACAGAATAAAGCGAAGAATGACTTTCTGTCTTTTGTCAAATGTGTATGGCCTGATTTTGTAGAGGGGTCCCACCACAGACACATTGCAGATAAATTTAATAAATTGGCTACGGGTGAAATAAACCGGCTAATCATTAATATGCCTCCGAGGCATACCAAATCAGAATTTGCATCTTATCTTCTGCCAGCATGGATGGTGGGCCGTGATCCAAAGCTCAAGATCATACAAGCAACGCACACGGCAGAACTCGCAATCAGGTTTGGCCGTAAAGCAAAGAACCTAATCGATAGAGAAGATTACGCAAAAATTTTTAAAACAAAATTACAAGAAGACTCTAAGGCAGCAGGACGTTGGGAGACTTCTGATGGCGGTGAATATTTCGCAGCTGGTGTTGGTGGTGCAATCACGGGCCGTGGTGCAGATTTATTAATCATAGATGACCCGCACTCGGAGCAAGATGCAATGTCAAGTAAAGCATTAGAGTCGGCTTACGAATGGTACACATCAGGTCCTCGTCAGCGTTTACAACCTGGCGGTAAAATAGTTTTGGTCATGACTAGATGGAGTACAAAAGATTTAACAGGCATGTTGGTCAAGAACCAGGCTGAAGTAAAAGCTGATCAATGGCATGTGGTTGAATTTCCAGCGCTCTTGGACCACGGACCAGTATGGCCTGAGTATTGGAAGCAAGACGAATTAGAAAAAGTAAAAGCAACACTACCTGTTGCTAAATGGAACGCGCAGTGGATGCAACAACCAACATCAGAAGAAGGGGCTATACTCAAACGAGAATGGTGGAGTGTCTATGATGATGAAACTATTCCACAACTACATCACGTTATACAATCTTACGATACAGCGTTTCTTAAAAAGGAAACAGCAGACTACTCGGCTATTACCACATGGGGTATATTCTATCCAAACGAGGATAGTGGAGCTTGTCTCATACTACTGGATGCTATCAAAGGTAGATACGAGTTCCCTGAACTACGGAGATTGGCCCTTGACCAATATAAATACTGGCAGCCTGAAACAGTTATTATAGAGGCAAAAGCATCAGGTCTACCTCTAACATACGAGTTGAGGAAGATGGATATACCGGTTGTGAATTTTACCCCGTCAAAAGGAAACGATAAGCATGCTCGTGTAAATGCGGTTGCACCTTTATTTGAATCTGGTATGGTATATGCACCTCAACAAAAGTTTGCTGAGGAGGTCATTGAAGAGTGCGCAGCATTCCCATATGGCGACCATGATGACCTTGTGGACTCTACGACACAAGCGATTATGCGATTCAGGCAGGGCGGCCTGATCGGTCACCCTGAAGATTACGTAGATGAAAAGGCAGAAAAACCTAAGAGGAAATATTATTAATGATTAAAGCCGGAACAACAGCATTTAACCTTATAATGAGATACGCTCGTAAGAGATTAGCAGCACCAAATGCTGAGGGTATTATGGAGGTGATGAGTAATAAACAGGCTATGGATTTTGTAAAAGATCTTGTTAACGAGTTTAATAGGTTTGGTGTTCCTGAATCTGCAATCACTGTGGTTGATGATGTTGCTAAGTTTGCAAATCAAATAGTAGATATTAAACAACAACGTTTAATGCAAGAATTTAAAAAACAAATGACACCTAAAAAATCTGCTGACATTATTGAATTACAAACAGGTAAAAAAATTGATCAAAGCAAAGGCATTATGGGTGGTAGAGAAATTCCAGAAACAGAAGCTGAAATTAAAGCAAGAATAGAAAAATCAAACAAAGAAACTATTGCTAGAATAAAAATGATTGATGATGCAATCGATGATGCGTCAACAGGATTTTCTGGTGACAGAAAAATTGATGCAGAACTTGTTGCAGAAAATTTAGCACAACGAAGAGGTTTAGTTTATGATGATCTTTCTACAAGAGAAAGAGCAAAAATTTATGGTGAAGCATTTGATGCACTATCTAAAAAATTTAGAGATGATTTAGCTACAGGTGGACGTGTTGGTTTGAAAAACGGTATGTCCAGAAGAAAGTTTATGCAAATCATGGGAGGCCTTGCAGCATTACCTGTGGTTGGTAAATTTTTTAAAACGGGAAAAGTTGCAGCACCTGTAGTAGAAAAAGCAGCAGAAGCTGCAAGCGGTGCTCCATCGTATTTTTTTGATCTTGTAAATAAAATTAAAATTTTTGGTAAAGAAGGAAGAAGCATTAGTCCTAGAAAAAAAACAACTACTTATAAAAATTATGAATTAGAAGAAGATTTAACAACAGGTGATCTGACAGTTGTAAAACAAAAAGGAGATCCTGATTTTGCTTACGAAGAAGAGGTTATGGTGCTTAGAAAAGGTCAAGCTGATGAAACTACAAAAGGTAAAACACCACCAGATGAATATGAAGAACTTACTGTAAGACCAGATGGAGATGGTAAGATGAAAGATGTTGACAGCGGTATTGAACCAGAGGGTATTAAAGAAATTATAGAAGAAGTTTCAGGTGAAGCACCATCAATTAAAAAAGCAGGCGGTGGCATCGCTAGAATGTTAGGAGAGTAATGACTCCAAAAGAATACAAACAAATGATGGATTACCTAACTAGAAAGGGTATTAAAAAACCTTTTACACCAGCTAGTGCTATTCAAAGACCAAAAAAAGTTTTAGAAATAGAAGCGTTTAAAGATTTTAATAAACGTAATCCAGTAAACAAAGCTGATGGTGGACGGATTGGGTTTAAAAAAGGACCTGATTTGAGATCTAGACCCGGCGGTGGTTTTGCAAATAAAACAAAAGAAGAAATAGCAGAAATAATGGCAAAAAGAACAAAACCATCTGACGTTATTGCCAAAGAAAAAAGCATTAAAAAAATTTTTGATAAAATATTTAAAGAAAAAAATTTTTCCGGAATTAAACCTGAATTTTCTGGTGTTGGTAAAGGAGAGGGAGATATAGATAAATATGATCCTTCTAGAAAAGGTAAAACAGGAGGGAAGATTCCTAATCAATGGTTTTCTCAACACGTATCAAAAGCAATTAAAGGTGATGTGGATGCTTTAAATGATTTATCTAGAATTACAGGTAGAAGTGTTAAAGATCTACAAGATGCTTTTAGTAAAAGAAATTTAAAGGCTGTAAGATCAGAGGCAGCAGCAAAAAGTTCTGCAAAGTTAGATCCTATAAATAAAAAATTAACAGATTTAATTAAAAATAATGTTGTTGATAAAGAAACAATTAAAAAAACATTAAACATTAGCGAAGATAAATTTCAAAAATCTATAGCTACTATTTTTAAACAATCTTATGATAACAGAAGACAAATTAATAAAGGTAATAAAATTACATCATATCTTGGTAACACGGCAGAAGAAATTACAAACTTGCTTCAAAATCTTAAAAAAGTTGACGGAGTAGATCAAGTAGTACAAAGAAGAAACATAACTCAAATATTAGACGATCTTTATGGTGCACAGGGAACATTACCAAACCCAAAAGCATACGATACTATGATGAAAAGAGTTGATGAATTTTATAAATTAAGAGCTCTTTTACCAGAGGGCATTAAACTAAATTTAGATCACCCAATACCAGAAATTTTAATTCAACAATTAGAAAAATCTGGTCCAACTACTCTTAGGGCAAATGTTCAACCTATAACTCAAGCTTTAAATATGGGTTTTAAAAATAAAATAGATATTGCTTACGCTAATGCTTATGACTTAGCTTCAAGAGGAGACGTAAATGCTAAAAAAATTATGGGAGCAATAGATGAAGTTGCTGAAAAAATAGATTTACCTTTGGGTAAAGTAACAAATCAATATGTTGATTTTGGAAAAAACCCTTTTTTAAGTGGAGACTTAAAAAGAGTAATAGTTGATAATTTAAAAGCACAAAATTTAATTGCGTCTAAATTTGAAGCATTAGATCCAAAATTAAAACAAAGAGCTGGTTTGGATAGATTAAAAAATATTAATATTCCTCAAATAAATATTAAACAGGTTGAAAGAGCTTTTGGTATTTCTGGCGAGGAAGGATTTATGAGTAAGGAGTTTATAAAAGATACTGGAAAATTTTTAGGTAGAGCTGCACAAGGAGCTTTTTTAACTCCAACAGGAGTTGCTGCTACAACTCTTGGACTTGGTGGATTAGATTTAACAACACCAGCAGGAAGATTAACTTTAGGAGCAGAGGCGGCTTTTGCACCTGAGCTTGTTAAAGCAAGTATTGGTGCAACAAAAGGAATAAAAAATAGAGCCTTACAAAAAGGTATACAACGATTTTTAAATTTAGGTTTAAAAACTCCAACAGCTTTAAGACTTGCAAGAATAGCATCACCTATTGGTATTGCATCACTAGGTGCAGAAGGAGCATATCAACTTGGTAAATTTACTAAAAAAAGAATAGGTGAATTAAGAGCCATGTCTCCAGAACAAAGACAAGAGCTTAGAAGAAAAGGCGATGAATTTGCATTTAGTGAGTTTGCAGCAGCAGGTGGCGGTATAGCAAAAGAGGCAGGTGATCCATCAGGTGCTATGCTAGAATCCATGAACCCAGACTCACAAGGGTTGCCTTCATTATTAAAACGTGTTAGGAATAGATAGGAGTATAAATGGCAGATATAGATAAAGGACTCCCGAACACTAGAACTAAACTAGATATCCCTTCAGATGAAGAGATAGCAGAAGAAGTTGCGGTTCAGGAACCAGAAGAATTAAAAGGACCTGTAGAAGTTATCCCTGAAGAGGATGGTGGTGCAACACTAGACTTTGAACCGGGAGCTATAAACATACCAGGCACAGAATCACACTTTGATAATCTTGCAGATATTTTACCAGATGATGTTTTAGAACCAGTTGGTGCTGACATGATCAACAACTATATGGATTACAAAGCATCAAGAAAAGAATGGGAAGAGTCTTACAAAACAGGTTTAGATCTTTTAGGATTTAAATATGAAAACAGAACTGAACCCTTTCAAGGAGCATCAGGTGCAACACACCCAGTGTTAGCAGAAGCGGTCACACAGTTTCAAGCACAAGCATACAAAGAATTATTACCAGCTGACGGACCAGTAAGAACACAAATTATTGGTGTTAAGAATCCAGCAACAGAACAACAAGCGACTCGTGTAAAAGATTACATGAACTATTTAATTATGGATCAAA